GTCAAGCTGACCGTGATATGGCGGCTTTGAGAACTGAACGTAACAAACGATTGGCTGACACAGACTTTCTAGCAATGTCAGACCAAACTCTATCATCTGAAATGACAACATATCGTCAAGCACTGCGAGACATTACGGATAGCGCAACATCATTAAAAGATGTAACTTGGCCTAGTAAACCGTAGATGGAAATAACTAGCCTCATAGATGTGCTTATTGGCTTAGTCGTAGCTGGCGGTGCGTGGTGGGCTAACGGAATGTCACGTGAACAGAAACGTGTAGAGATATTATTAAATAAGACACGTGAGGATTATGCTACACGTGCAGAACTACGTGATAACATGCAGCGTGTCATGGAAGCACTACATCGTGTAGAAGACAAGTTAGATAAAGTACTAAGTAAGGGTTCGTAATCAATGGCGATGTTTAAAGCATTTAAACCTAGCGGTATGGAAAAAATAGCACGGTCTATGGGCTATCAAGGTGGTATGCAAGGGTTCCAAGATTACTTGTCTACTAATCCTGCTCAAAAACAACAGATGGATATGTACACTAACAAAGCTATGCAGATGGCTAAAGGTGGTATGGTTAAGAAGTTTGCAAATGGTGGCACACCTACTTCTCCCCCACCTACACCAGATAATGTAGCAACCACAGGCGTAGTAGGCTCAACAGGCACTCCTATCGCTACCGTTCCCACTAAAGAAGATGGCACACCGGGTGACATAACAGATTTTACTGTACAGCAAATGTACAGCCCCGGCGTACCTGTCGGTGGAGAAACAGTCGCTACAGGCATTGGCTATGACGCATCACAAGACATTGCAGCAGGTACAGGCGAACTAACAGGTAAGGTGGGTGTGCCTACAGCTATGGCACTGACAGCCCAAGCACAACAGCCAACGACTACTGCTGCTAATCTTATGCAAGCTGACACTGTAGCTGCTGACGTAGATGCAGCTATCTCAGCAACGCAAGCTGCACAAGCTAATCCTCAAGACCCTCGTGCGCAGATTACTGCTGCTCAACAGACAACATCATCTGTGAGCAACCTGTCTGCTGCACAGGGCAACGCTTTCTTAATCAATAACCCAGTACAGAGACAACTACAGAATGGTGAGTTGATTAGTGGCACAGGTGTGGATGCCGCTAAAGCTGCTGCACTAACTGCACAGACACAAGCTGCTGCAGCTACAGCTAATCCATCTGCACAAGCAATGGTACAAGATCAGCTATCTGGTCTAATGCAAAGTTTCCAAGGTGCTAACCCACCAGCATGGGCTGCAGGTGCGATGAGGGCTGCTACATCAGCTATGGCAGCAAGAGGTTTAGGTTCATCATCTCTAGCAGGTCAGGCCATTGTACAAGCTGCTATGGAGTCTGCACTGCCTATCGCAATGGCTGATGCACAGACAGTAGCTAAGTTTGAATCACAGAATTTATCTAACAGACAGCAATCCGCAATGCTTGCTGCAGAGCAACGTGCTAGGTTTATGGGTCAGGAGTTTGACCAGACATTCCAAGCAAAGGTAATGAACGCTAGTAAGATTAGTGACATTGCCAACCAGAACTTTACAGCAGAACAGCAGGTGCAGCTAGAGAACTCACGTGCTGCTAACACAATGAACTTGGCTAACTTGAATAATAGACAGGCTCTTGTAATGGCAGAAGCATCTGCACTAGCACAGCTTGATGTAGCTAACCTAAGTAATCGTCAGCAGACAGCGGTACAAAATGCAAAGAACTTCTTGCAAGTTGATATGGCTAACCTGTCTAACAGGCAGCAAACAGAACTGTTCAAAGCGCAGCAACGTACACAAGCATTGTTTACAGATCAAGCTGCTACTAATGCTGCTGCACAATTTAATGCATCTAGCCAAAATCAAGTTGATCAGTTCTTTGCCAGCTTGGGTTCACAAGTATCACAGTTCAATGCGACACAGCAAAACGCACAGAGCCAGTTTAATGCTGGGCAGACTAATACAGTTGCACGTTTTAATGCTGAACTGAATAATCAACGTGACCAGTTCAATGCACAGAACCAGCTTGTAATTGCACAGGCTAATGCACAGTGGCGTAGGCAGATTGCTACTGCAGATACTGCAGCAATCAATCGTGCTAATGAGTTAAACGCTAATGCTGTATTGGATATTAGTAAAACTGCTTACGATAATCTGTGGAACTTTTTTGGTGATTCTATGGAGTGGGCATGGACATCTGCAGAAAATCAAATTGATCGTGTAAACGCTTTAGCTATTGCTGAACTAGATTCTAAGACACGAAAGGAAGTAGCTGATGAGCAATCTTCTACTGCAGCAGGTAATGCTGTAGGAAGTCTAATATCTACAATTGTTGGATCATACTTTTTTGGTATGTGTTGGGTAGCACGTGAGGTTTATGGTAAGCAAGACTTACGTTGGCTCATATTCCGTACTTGGTTAAAGTATGAGGCACCTAAATGGTTTAATACCTTATATGAAAATCATGGTGAATCTTATGCTAAGTTTATTAGCAATAAACCTGTATTTAAATGGGCTACTAAAAAATTAATGGATATGGTAGTTGCAAAGAAAAAACCCTTGACTTTTAACACAGAATATGTGAAAATACTAGGTACGAAAGAGGTATAATATTATGTCAAGACAGTTTAATTCTTCTTTAGCATCTTATAATAAGCTAATAGATATGGTTAATAAAAAACCAAAAAAACAACCTATGAAAAATACAGGTCTGTTATCGTCTTCACGTACCAAAAGTACTGATGATGAAAAAGATATGTCACAACCTATAAATCGTATCATTAAACATTTTAGTGTTATTAAAAATAAAAGGAGTGAGTTAAATGGCTCTTGAAGATGTAACCTCAATGTTTGATGCACCCATACCGGGTCAGTCATTGACATTTGAACTTGGCTCACGTCCTTGGCAGCAAGCACCTCAGATGGCTACAGTAGATGATACAATTGAGTATTATATGGAAAGAATGTCAACTGACGAATTTATGAATCAGTTGATGGATGTTCTTGAGTTAGATGTTCCAATTACTAGTATTGTTAATACGATGCAACTTAATTCTGTAATGGATGGTGTTCACTCTGTAGATGTAGGTGTGTTAGTTTCTCCTCTTCTTATTGAAATGATTATGTACATGGCTGACATGGCAAAAGTAGAATATGTTTCAGGTTTGGAAAAGCCGGATACTAGTGACACACTTGCGCCAACTAAAGTTGCAAAAATGATGAGTAAGTTTAAACAGGAAGTTGAAGATATAGACATAGAAGAAGAGACTTCTGTAGAAGAAAAAGAAGAAATAGAAGAGCCTAAAGGTCTTATGGCACGGAGGAAATAATGGGATTTGGAACTGGATTAGCTGCAGGTTTAGCAGGAGGATTTGAAAGAGTTCTAAATAAAGTTGATGATCGTATTACTGACAGCATGTCACGTGCCGAAAAATATATGTATGAAAGATATGGTCAAGAACAAGCTGCTGAAAGACAAAAGACGGACAAGGCAGAAGAAGCTGTGAAGCGTCTTGCTAAGTATGTAGATGTAGAAAATTTACCAGAAGGTGTACGTGCAGAGGATGTTGCGTCAGCTTGGTTTGTAAAATCTGGCGGTAGTATTTCTGAAGCAGAAAAAATGGCAGATCGTCTTAGTGATGCTGCTAGTTACATGGGTAATGACGCAGCAAAGTTAACATTTGCTAAAGCACGTAACACTGGAATGACTGTTCGTGAGATGGTGAAGTCAACTATTCGTCCACCTGATTTAGATTACATTCGTGGTCCACAAAAAACTATGAAGGGTGTGTTTGGTGAAGTTGATATAACTGCTGAAGCACAAAAACGTGCTGGCGTTCCAACTGATCAACAAACTAGAACAGCGTTTGATATGACTGGTTTTGAAGGTATTGATACTAAAGGTAAGTTCTATGATGTAACTGAGTATCAAACAAAACAGAAAAAAGATACACTTGCACTTGAAGCAGCAGAACTTGCTAACCAGCAAACTAAAAAAGAATTAGGTGAAATTAACACATTTGACGATAATCAGATACAAGAATTTTTTGATAGGTCCAATAAAACAGCAGCAAGTATAACAGGTAATGTCAATTCTGTAACTGGTGATCCTGAGTTTAAAACTTCAGCAGAAGCGTTTGCTCAAGGAAGAACAGTATATGAAAAAACACTTCAAAACTTAACTAGGGAAATGATTAAAACAAACTCGTTTGGAGTTAAAACTAATGATTCTACTTTTAGAGGGGTGGCACAACAAGTTCTTCCTTTTTATCCGGGGGGTTTTGCACCAAAGGGTAAACCCAACGAAATGGATATAGGTAAAGTGTATACTGTACCAAAAGAAGACGGTAGTGGTCCTAGAACTATACTATGGTTAGGCAGTGAAGATAACATTTTTGAGATAAATTAAAATGGCATTAAATTATTATACTCAAAAGGAATATGATTCTTTATCTTCAAGCCCTACTACTCAACCTGTAGTTGCGGAACCAGAGAAAGAGGTGTTACAGGTAGAAAAACCTAAACTTCAATATTATAGTGAAGAAGAATATGAAAATTTAGGCGGTGTATCTGTACAAACTGAGCAAGAACCTGTTGTATCAACAGAAGAACGCTTGCAGCAAGAGCCTGTAGAGACTAGCGGTCCTCGTTCCAGAAAAGAAATGGAACAGGATGAAGGACTTATGTCTGACATAAAGCAGCATCTAAAAGATCGCTATGACATTGACGCTGATGAACGTATGCCTGATTTCTTTACTGGCTATCTATTTGGTGGTGATGAAATAAACAACGAAGAAATACTTGAACAGTATATGGATCGTTGGCGTATGATGACTGGCAACACTATGGATGCTGGTTTTGAAATCTCATGGTTAAGCGATCTTGAGGATAAAGAAACTGCTGCAAGAGAAGCTGCTGAAGCAGGTGACGATAAAGCAGCAGAACAAGCAAATCAATATGCCGAACAACGTGCCAGAGCATTACGTGTGTACCAACGTGCAGACGAAATGGCTGGCCTTTTTGGTTCTAAGCGTTATGAAGGTATGTCAACTTTAGAAGCGATTGGTGAGATAGGTGAGACTGTAGGCGTTAATGTTGTCGCTGCTCTATCTGATCCAGTCACCCTTGTAACTGCTGGTGCGGGTAAAATTGTTGGTCTTGGCGCATCTGCATCTGGTGCAGGTCTTAAACAAGCTATCTTAAAAGCTGCAGGAACAGGTGCCGCATTAGAGGCTGTTGCCTCTGCAGGTACTGATGTCATGGTACAGCAGATGGAAATTGAAATGGGTGCTAGAGATAGCATTGATTACAAGAGAACTGCTGCAGTAGCCAGTATTGCTGCTGCAACTGCAGGTGTAGTATCTGGTGTAGCAACTAGAAATGCAACCACACGTGTAGACAAAGTAACTCGTGGTGAACTTACAGAAGCACTTAAAACTCAAAAAGAAGCACAGTTAAAAGTAGCTAAAGAAACACAGAAGAAACTTAGACAAACTTCAACAGATATTCGTGAGCAGCTTGCAGCATCTATTGAGGAAACTTATGGTAAGGAAGCTATCATTAGACACTCTAATGGTAATGTAAAAGAACTTAACTCAAAGTTTATTCGTGAATCTGAAGATGCTAATGGTTTATACAAGCAAGTAGAAGTATCTGATCCTGACTTTATTGATCCAGCTATGAGTGTGAACACATTTGAGCGTGTAGTTGCGTCCACGGCTGAACTATTTGATGGGGTAAAAAAGGGTACAATTAAACTAACAGATGAGATTACAGGTGAGCCATTAAATAAGAAACAGCTTAGTGCTTTAACATCTAAACTACAACCGGGTGAAATGGTAAGTGAACGTATGCTTACTATTCTAAAAAATACAGCCGACAGTGAATCAAACGACATAGTTGTACAAATGCTAGGTAAATATGGCATTACTCGCAGAGAAATAGCTGCTGTAATGTTCGCTGATGCAAGTAAAGCGGGTCAGAAACTTAATCGTTTGTCACAACTTAGTCGTGTCATTGGACGTGCTGGTAGAATTAAAACTGCAGGTGAAGTAGCAGAAGATGCAGAAGCTGCTATTACAGATAAGCTAGGTTCCACGTTTCGTAGACTGGAAGACCTTCGCCGTTTAACACTTGTTAGTGGTGTGGCTACCGCTGCACGAAATTCTATAGGACAAGTAGTTCGTTCTGGTGTAGATACTCTTGTTTATGGATTTGATTCAGGTTTACAACATGGTATTTCTTTGATAGCTGGAACTACTCCAAGAAAAAGATTTGGTTTCAAAAATATGTTTGCGCAAGTATCTA